AATGTAACATCGAGTATACAAATTGTAAATACAGCAAAAAGTATACAAATTGGTGGTGGTTATACGGGGTCAATAGCAGGAAATATATATGTAAAAGACTCCGGCGGTGATGATTGGATTGTTACAAATGCGTTGTTATTAGCAACCTCAGGTAGTGAGACACTTGTAGGAAACTTAAATCAACTTATTGACAACAATTCAAATGAAAACACACAATTGCTAAACGTAAAGGACACCGCAGACGGTTTACATTATGTTGCTATACAACGTGAAAATTCATCAACAAATGATAATCATATTGTAGGTGTATCACCAAACGGTATTAGTATACAAAGCGACACCACAAATGAAGGTACTATACAATTGTACATAAATTCAGGTTCATTAACTGTATACGATGACAAAGGCACCAGCGGTCCAATAATAATGATTGTACAAAATTCCGGCCATGTTATTTTACCATTCGTATCGTCAAGTTTCAATTATGCAAATGATGCAGCAGCCGCATTAGGCAACGTACCGAAAGGCGGTATATACCACACAAGCGGGTCTTTAAAAATTAGATTAACGTAAAAACAATACATATGATAAGTATACCTAGATTCAAATTAACAGGCCGTAAACCTAAGCCTACAACTGTAACATTGGATTACACTATTGACAATCCTAGCAAAAAAATAGTATATGCACACACTTTAGAAGTGGGTAGAATTGTGCTATGGCAAGGCTCTGAATATGATGCTATCGGTCAATGGACGGACCAAGACATACAAACCAAATTGCAAGAATTATTTACAAACGACTAATGGTAAAAACAATAGTAGCAATTTACCCGGGAAGATTTCAGCCTTTCGGTAAACATCACGCAGCAGCATTTTTATGGTTACAAAAACAATTTGGTACTGCCAATACGTATATAGTAACATCCGATAAAATTGAATTACCTAAATCTCCATTAAATTTCAAGGAAAAGAAAGCTTTAATTGATATGTACGGATTTGGTAATAAAACAATTAAAGTAAAAAATCCATATAAAGCCGAAGAATTGCTAGGTAAATTTGATCCGACTACAACGGCCGTTGTATTTATGGTAGGAGAAAAAGACATGAAAGAAGATCCTAGATTCAAAATAGGCAAATTGAAATCAGGCAACGATTCCTACTTTCAAGAATATAAAACAAACAAAGCAAATTTACAAGGATATGATAAACATGGTTACTTAATAACCGCACCACACATATCAATGAATGTACCAGGATACGGAGAAATGAGTGGTACTCAAATAAGAAAAGCATTAGGCAATACACCAAACACTGAACAAGAAACTCAAGAATTGTTTAAAAGTATTTTTGGATGGTACTCACCTAAATTAGCAAATTACATTATTGATAAATTTACCAATTTACAAGAAAATTCAAATATGAAAATTACTGAAGCAGGCTCGTTAACTAAAAAGTGGTGGGATGCCGTTATTACAAATGTATTGACAGAGGGAGGTGCGGGAGGACACATGGCTCATCCGTTTGATATTCCGACAGTAAATACAGGTAAAGATTTAATTAAAGTATTTGCGCAGTCGGTAGACTATTTAAAGAAAAAACCAGCATCCGTTAAAATTGACGGTGTCAATGCTAGTATTCGATTAATAGATGTAGCCGGTAAAAAAATGTTTGTAATGGACCGAGGGTCAAATAAACCTTTAGACGTTAAAGGTATTACAAAGGCAGACTTGGAAGACCGTTTCGGCGCTGGCCATGGTATGATTACAGTAGGCGGTAAGGTATTAGACATATTTAATACAGCATTACCTGATATAACACCGTATCTTAAAAAATTAGGAATGTGGGATAATCCAAATATCATGTTCAATATTGAATACGTATCAGGTAGCACAAATGTATTGGCATACAATAAAAATTTTCTAGCTATACATGGATTGTTAGAAATTGAACAAGTAACACCAAAACGTCGTGCTACCAAAGAAATTTCATATAATAAAAACACATTACAAGGATTATTGAACGCATTAGCTCCAACGGCCAATGCAAATGGTTATGAAGTACTGGGTTCAGTACCAACCACATTAGATTCAGAACCTGATTTCCAAAGTGAATTAAACAAACGATATACTATCACCGTTAACGGAAAAAAACAAACCAAAACATTAAGTCAATGGTTGGCAAATGCTAAAAATGAAAAAGCGACTATGGTGAAACTAGCAGACGGTAAAACTGTCGGTGCACAAAGCAAACAAATTTTAATGGCATTATCTAATGGCCAAGACGTTGCTAAATTGGTAGCCGACCCTTCTGATATTGACAAAGTTATAAACGGATACGTAATGTATTTAGCCACCATGGAATTAGGAAATGCCGTATTAGAAGCACTAAGTTCACCACTAGGTCCTGTTCGAGAGCATGAAGGAATTGTAATTCGTGATGCTAAAATATACAGTAAACCATTTAAAATTACTGGTAAATTTATTGTTAAAGGTTTGGAATCAAGTTTTCAAAAATGATAATTAGTATCATCGTAATTTATATTTATATTAAATTAAGAACTTCACTAACTAAAATATTAAAGTATGTCAAATAAGTTACGTAATGTACAAGCAGTAAGAGAAATGTTACAAGGAACGCATAGGTTTCAAACCAAAACCACTGTCAGTTTTCAAGATTTAGATAAAAAAACAGTCGATAGAGAAATAGGTGATATATGGTTTGATGCTGATGGGAACGAATGGGAACAGAAAAAAGGATATAAAATTAATAAAGGTAAATTGTCTGGATTGTTTGATGATCAATATACTTTTAAAAATTGTAGAAAAGAAGTATGTACATGTAAAGACCCGGGAAAAGCTGATATGAAAATGAAAACAATACATGGTATGTGTTTGGATTGTGTTGTCGATATGGAACATGAATTGAAATTAGACGGTAAATTTGATGAATACGCTCAAAATAAACTAAAACAAAATGCAATGGCTTGGTTGCGTGATTCAGAACAGGAAGTAGAAGAATTGAAAGAAGCTGTATTACATGCACCTGAATTTGTAAATACTGATGGGTCATTAAACAAATGGGAGTTGACGTATAATCCGGAGGATATGAAGAAATCAATAGCAGATCAATTTGAGCAAGTTAAACAAAATATATTTACTATGTACAATATAACGGTTGATGAATTTACACAATTTAAAACAAAATAATTGAGCATGTTTGATATCAAAGAGTACGGTGCATTAATAGCCGGTATTGCCGCTTTTTTTACATCTTTATTGGGTTGGGTAAAATGGGGTACAGATAAAAGTAAAACTCCAGTGTCTATAGCAGTAAAAGGTAACTCTGAAATACAAGATATCATTGATCAAATTGTACGAAATAACGAACACATCAATATTGTAACAGTAACAGAAATAACTAATGGAGGTGGTATTCCGGAGGTGGGTAAACCGCTTTACATGAAAAGTTTACTTTCAACAGATGCAGAAACACTATTAATGTATTCAGATAAGTATTTATTAGAGGGTTCATTAACTACTGCTACGAGTAAAGTTATATTAAATGGCGATACGGTATTTATGCCTGATGATTTGTCTGACCACGGATTACGTGCTTGGTTTGCATCCAAAAAAATAGTGAAAACTGTATACTTTTTAATTGGAATTGACGCCGGTACACGAGTTGTATTATTAGCAGTTAATTACAATACGTTACTCCAATCAAATGACGCAGAATATTTTTCTTTATTGACTAGTGCTAAAAAAATTAAAAAAATTATTGAGCGTTCAAAAGGCATTAAAAAATTATTATCATAACTAAAACAATATTAAACAATTAATACTATGGACTTAATATCACAACAATTAGAAAAAGCCTCTGACAATCTTCGCACAGCGATGATGGCACATGCCAAATTAAACATTCAATTACAAACATTGAAGTCTAAATTTGTCAAACAAACTAATCCGGTGACCAAAGAAAAAATGAAACCTTTATTAGTGGCTGCTAATAGACGAGAAAGAATAGCGAAAATCGAATTAGACAAAGCGGAAGCAGCATTTCAAAATGTTTTGAAATCGGAACCGGCCGAAGTGGTGGACTTACTTGACCACAAATTGAAAGAACATTATCTTCGTATGTTGATACGCACTCAATTACGAGAAGGTAAATTACGATAATATGGCTGAAAAAATAAAAGACAACAGTATTCATGTTGCTGAATCAGATTGGAATGAATTTGAAAAGATAGTTAAATTTTCTAGAGTTCTATACGATGCAAATGTATCAAAACTGTATAAAAATTATACGCAGGTAGACTTTTATTCTAAAAACGATTACATCAAAGTGAAAACTTTATTGAATAGACGTAATATACCGTATAAAGACCAGTTCAATGAAACGTTACGTAACTATATCAAACGAATAGTTCAAGAATATTATCATTCATAAATTAACATTTAGTTATGCCATTAGTGCCAAGTGCCTTACAGGCACAAATACAAGCCGCCTTTATTAAGGCCTTTAACAGTAAAACGGCGACTCCGGAAGCCATAGCAGCATCGGTAGCGGCTGATTTAACAATAGCTATTGATAGCTATATACGCTCCGCACAAGTTAATCCAGGTCAAGTAGTAGCCGGAACAGCCGGTCCGTTTCCAGTAGTCGCGTCTACGACATCTCCCGGACAGTTATCATAATTAATTACATATGAGTCAAGACATAAAATACAGAGAAATAATCAAACAGGAATATAAAAAGTGTTTTCAAGATCCTGTTTATTTCATGAAAAAATACTGTGTTATTCAACACCCAACAAAAGGAAAAATAAGTTTCAATTTATATCCGTATCAAGAAGACACTTTACGTGCATTCAAAGACCATGATTATTCAATCATATTGAAGTCAAGGCAGTTGGGTATATCAACACTATGTGCTGCATACGCTCTATGGCTTATGACATTTTACTCGGATAAGAACGTAATGGTATTAGCTACAAAACAAGAAGTAGCTAAGAACTTGGTAACTAAAGTGCGTGTTATGTATGAAAATTTACCGAGCTGGTTGAAGTCAATAGCTATTGAAGACAATAAATTATCCTTACGATTTAAAAATGGCTCACAAATTAAAGCAGTAACGTCATCATCGGATTCAGGACGTTCAGAAGCATTGAGTTTGTTGATTGTGGACGAGTGTGCGTTCATTGACAACATTGATACAATTTGGGGCGCTTCACAACAAACATTAGCTACCGGTGGACGAGCTATTATTTTATCTACACCGAACGGTACTGGAAATTTCTTTCATCAAACATGGGTTGATGCAGAAACAAATCCTAAAAGTCGATTTTTTCCTATTAAATTGCATTGGACTGTACATCCTGAAAGAAATCAAGCTTGGAGAGATGCACAAGATGAAATATTAGGTCCGAGATTAGCTTCACAGGAATGTGATACTTCATTTATATCATCAGGTGCATCGGTTATATCGGGAGAGCTGTTAAAATGGTATGAAGAAACTACAGTAAAAGAACCCGTAGAAAAACGTGGATTCGATGGTAATTTATGGATATGGGAATATGCAGATTACAGTAAACAATATGTAATAAGTGCAGACGTTGCCAGAGGCGATGGAAAGGATTATTCAGCATTTCATATTTTTGATGTTGAAACATTGGTACAAGTTGCCGAATATAAAGGCCAAATCGGTACAAAGGAATTTGGACACATGCTTGTAGCAATCGCGACTGAATATAACAATGCATTATTAATAGTCGAAAATGCAAACATTGGTTGGTCTACAATACAAACAATTATTGAACACGAATACGGCAATTTATTTTATTCAGCACGTGATTTATCAGTTGTAGACATACAATCGCAAGTAGCTAAAGGTTATGATTTACGTGATAAAAATAGTATGGTACCAGGATTTACCACTACCGGTAGAACTAGACCATTATTGATATCCAAATTGGACACTATAATGCGTGAACAGGCAGTTACTATTAGAAGCAAACGATTAATAGAAGAACTTCGAGTATTTATATGGAAAAACGAAAGACCCGAGGCACAATCAGGATACAATGACGATTTAGTAATGAGTTTCTGTATTGGTTTGTGGGTACGTGATACTGCATTTAAACTAAAACAACAAGGATTGGATTTAACAAAACGTACTTTAAGTTACATATCAAAATCTACTCCTGTAGTATATACATCAGTCAACCAAACTCAAGCAGGTTGGAATATGGATGCCGGGCACGGTAGTAAAGAAGATTTAACATGGCTATTGTAAATATTATATATTTATATTATATTAGTAAAAAATAAATATGGCAGATAAATCAGTGTACGGTCGTTTAAAACGACTATTTTCAAACAATGTAATCGTTCGAAGAGTTGGTAAAGACCAAATTAGAATAGTCGATAATGATGCACTACAATCATCAGGTAATTTAAACGTATCTAGATACATAGATAGATTTACTAGATTGCACGGTGTTAAGTCACAATTATCAACATTCAATAACAATTACAATTACTATAGTTCTAAAACAGAATTATATACGGACTACGAGGTAATGGACCAAGATTCCATTATCAATAGTGCATTAGACATATATGCAGATGAAACTGTACTTAAAGACGAATACGGTGACATTTTAAAAATAAAAAGTAATGATGAAAGAATCAAAAAGATTCTAGATAATTTGTTTTTTGATATTTTAAATGTAGATTTCAATTTATGGCCGTGGGTTAGAAGTATGTGTAAATACGGTGATTTCTATTTAAAGCTAGACATTGATGAGGAAATTGGTATTGTAAACGTTACTCCTATGAGTTCATACGAGATGATTCGTGAAGAAGGTGTAGACCCTAGAAATCCGTATCTAGTACAATTTACCAATTTCAATCATAAAAATACTAAGTACGACAATTACGAAGTAGCACATTTTAGATTAATAACAGATTCCAATTTTTTACCATACGGTAAATCAATGTTAGAAGGTGCACGTAAAGTGTGGAAACAACTTACACTTATGGAAGATGCTATGATGATACATCGTATTATGCGAGCTCCTGAAAAACGTGTATTTAAAATTGATATAGGTAATATCCCGCCTAATGAGGTTGATGGTTACATGCAAAAAATTATCAATCAAATGAAAAAGGTACCGTTTATTGATGAAAAAACGGGTGATTACAATTTGAAGTTTAATTTACAGAATATGTTGGAGGATTTTTATCTTCCACAACGTGGACAACAAACATCAACACAAATAGATACCCTAGGTGGTATGGATTGGAATGGTATTGATGATATTGAATACCTACGTAACAGAATGATGGCGGGACTCAAAATACCAAAAGCATTTTTAGGATACGAAGAAGGCATATCAGGTAAGGCAGTATTAGCTTCTGAAGACGTTCGATTTGCACGTACTATTGAACGTATTCAAAGAATTGTAATATCCGAATTAACTAAAATTGCTATTGTACACTTATATACGCAAGGTTTTGATGGTGCTGATTTGATGAATTTTGAAATTCAAATGACATCGCCTTCTACAATATATGAACAGGAGAAAATAACACTTTGGAATTCAAAAGTAGATTTGGCTAAATCTATAAAAGACGGTCAAATAATGTCATTGGAATGGGTGTATAAAAACGTGTTTAATTTTAGTGATGATGAAATTGCTGCATTACAGGATGCAATTATTGAAGACGCAAAACAAACTTATAGAAAAACGCAGATAACGGAAACCGGTTCTGACCCTGCTAATCCTGTAGGTAAAGACGAGTCGGAAGAATCTGAGGAATCTGAAGAATCCGAAGAATCAGATAACCCATTTGGTGGTGGCGATGAATCTAAAGAAGCTGAAACTACTACTGAAGAGGGCGTTGATAAAAAAAGAAAAACACCTAAAGTACCTGTAGGCGGATGGCCAGGTGCAGGTAGACCGCGTGAATCAGTTAAGTACGGTACAAATAGATACGTATCCGGTAGAGACCCGATAGGTAAGGAAGCCCGTGAAAAGATGACACGTTCTAGAACTGAAAATGTAAATAATATGAAAACCACATACGGGTTAGACAGTTTAAAACGTAAAACGTCTAGCGGTATTTTATCAGAAACAAATCAATCAGGATCAATTTTAGATGAAAATCAAATAATTTCCGATGATTTGTAAAATGATACATATTTATATATAAATTGTACTAATCTATAGTAACACCATGAAAAAACTGAAACATTCAAAATTTAAAAATACAGGTATTTTATTTGAAATGTTGGTGCGTCAGATAGCTGCTGATACATTAAACAACAGACAATCAAAATCAATTGATTTGATTAAAAAATATTTCAATAAACGTACTGAGTTGCATAAAGAATTAGCATTGTATCAGACAGTAATGAATGAAAAATTTAGTACTGAGGATAAGGCTAATCAATTAATTGAAGCGGTCGTCGCAACGCAAAAACAATTAAACCGACAATTGTTAAACAAAGAAAAGTACAACTTAATACGCGATATTCAAAAAAATTATTCTATTGAAGAATTTTTCAAGTCCAATATCAACAATTATAAAGAACTAGCTTCTACATACAAATTGTTTGAATATCAATTGGCTGACAATCCTTCGGATATACTACGTACACGACATACATTGGTAGAATACGTGAAAACGCCTAATACCGCCAAAGCTGAGGTACAATCATTGAATGAATTTACTAGTCAAGACAAAGATATTCGACTATTATCTTACAAAATGCTAGTAGACAATTTCAATAAAAAGTATACCAATTTAAACACTTCACAGAAAAAACTATTACGCGAGTATATCAATAATGTAAATAATACGGTAGTATTGAAATCATACGTTGATTCTGAGATACCTAAATTACGCGGAATTTTGCAAAAGTATGTGAATACAATTACAGACCAAGTTACAAAAATTAAATTGAAAGAAACCGTATCTTTATTGGACAATATTAAAAATTCCAAGACTATTAAAGACAAACAAATCGTTTCAATGTTACGTTATTATGAACTAGTGAAAGAACTTAAAAAAGTATAATATGTCAACAATAGACCCTGGATACGGATACTCCAATCAATATTCAAATCAAAACAGAGCCATATCTATCACACCCGGTGATACGGCAATATTAGTAAACGCTTCAACACCATACACTGCTAGTGTATACGGAGTATTGAACAGCGGTATAATTGTATCAGGCTCCGCCGCAGGTACATTGCATTTAGCAGCTGGTGGTACGATTAATCCTAACGGACTTACTGCAGGTATTTTATATCCATTTACTATTGCTTCTGCAAGTCTTTCTGCCGGTGCATTATACGTAATATCTTAATTATTATTTTATGAAAAAAAGCTATTTAAACGAAATGATGTCTAAAATACCTTTATCGGAAGCCGAACAATTACCTAAAGACATTTTAGATGCTGAAGGTATTGATGCTGAATTAGATGAAATTTCAACGACTGCCGGAGTACCTGGATATCAAACTCCATATGCTTTTGGAAAAGCGACTGATGCTACGGTAAATATGCTAGGATACAAAAAAGTTAAAAAGGCTAATAAAAATGTGATGGCTGCAGAGTCAAAGTTTATGCAAATATCAAAAAAATTGCATTTACAAGAGGTGTCTTATAAAGATTATAAAAATGACACTTCAATATCATCAAAACAAAAAGTGAATCAAGCAATACATGAGGTAAATAAAAAAATGTATCAAATTGAAAAAATTATCAATCAAAATCTTAGACTTAAAAATGAGATGAAATTAGGTAATTCCGAGTTTTGGAAATCGACCAACGAAAAAATGTACAAAATATCAGAAAGATTGATACGTATTGCTAAAAATTTAAAAGAACTAAACGCATAATATGAAACAACTATTAGTAGATTTTATACCATTTCAATTTACGCCGCAACAATTAACCGAGACCATGGCACAAAATGGCGGTAAATTAATAGTGAAAGGTGTATTACAACGTGCGGAAGCAAAAAATCAAAACGGTAGAGTATATCCTAAACCGATACTAGAACGTGAAGCTAACAAATACAACGAAGTTAATATACGTCAGCGTAGAGCTTTGGGAGAATTAGATCATCCAGATTCAGCAGTCGTTAACTTGAATAATGTATCGCATAATATTACGGAGATGCATTGGGACGGTAATGATTTAGTAGGTACGGTAGAAGTACTGACAACACCTGCAGGTAACATATTACGTGAATTGTTTAAAGCAGGTATTACTTTAGGTATATCTTCTAGAGGTATGGGTTCGGTTAGAGAATTAGGCGAAGGAAAAGTTGAAGTACAAGAAGACTTTGATTTGATTGCTTTTGATTTTGTTTCAAATCCATCAACTCACGGAGCATTTCTTAAACCGGTGAATGAGTCAGTAAACAAAGGACTTGTGCCGGTTAACAAATATGCTTCAATAAATTCTATTATCACAGACATATTATCAGACCTTTAAATATATAAACCATGCCATCAGTTTCAAAATCACAGCAAAAATTATTCGGCCTTGTGAAAGCCGTAAAAGCCGGAGACGTAAAAGCCGGTGAAGTATCTAAAAATGTAAAAGACATTGCAAAATCTATGTCAACAAAAGAAATAGATAAATTTGCAGGTACAAAGCATAAAGGCCTTCCTGAAAAGAAAAAAGAAGTAAAAAAAGACGTGAAAAAAGAATCCGTACAAATCCAAGAATTACGTAATATAATTCGTGAAATGGTACAAAATATGGTTAATGAGTCTAAAATCGCTAACCAAAAGCGTGCGAAAAAACAAAAGTAATATGAAAAAGAAATCGTTAAAAGAAGCCATCGGCAAATGGGGCGTCGTTACACCGAAACCTATTAGTTTAGGAAAACTCGCTAAAGAAGCATGGGAACCGACTAAACAAGAAGCGCCTAAATTGTCATTTGAAGACAAGAAAAAGTTCATGGAAACGATAGCGAACTTTTCTAGACTAAGCGATTCAATATATAGAGAACAGTCATTGCAAGACATTACCGAGCAAATTAAATACATTGTTGATTCTGCATCACAAGTAACAGTTACTGAAACCGAAGATTGGTTTGATAGAGTAACTGTACAACGACATATGAAGCAATTGGGTGAGTCATATAAAACATTTGAAAAGACTGCTAAACAAATTGCTGAACTTCAACAAAGATTAGAAGCTTGCTATGAAGATATTGGTACCGGATTAAATAGATACTACAATATCAACCCAGCAGTTACAGAAGGTGCCGACTATCAAAAGTTCTTTGCTGATGCTATGAAAAAGTTTAACGTAAAATCTCCGGCAGATTTCAAAGATGAAAAAAAGAAACAAGACTTTTTTAATTGGGTAGATAAAAATTACGCAGCTAAAAATGAAAAATAACATTTCACTTTCTGAAATTGCACGTCAAGTAATATACGAATTCGAAACTGAAGACGTTGTATCTGACTTAGAAAAAGAGATGGGTACTGCGTTAGCACAATTATCAGCAGGAGCGAAAACAATAGAACCTGTAGAAAACTTACCGGAGATAAATGAAGCATTAGATCCTGTTAGTATAGCAAGTCTAGTATTGGCAGCACCTAAAATATTAGAATTACTGACAAAAGTATTTTCAAAAATTGCAACCAAATTAAATAGTTATTTTAAAAAGGGTACACAGCCTACTGATAATGAGGGTGAAATAGCCAAAACTGTAATAGAGTTTTCACATAAATGGCATAAAGGTTATATAAAAGTATTGAAATTTCTATTGGAAACTGCCGGTATATTTAACGCCGCAAAAATTGTTAAGGATACAGATAAAAACAAAGCCACAGAAATGTTATACTATACTATTATAGCGGGTCTGGCAGTATATTCAGGCGTGCAAGGTATCGGAGCATTTAAAAAAGCACTTATGTCTAAGGATGTTGCGTATGCTACTGGAGATTTTAGTATTGGTAGTCTTGAAGCTGCACTTGCACA